ACAGCTTGCGCCAGTTCTACACTGCTGATGCGGGCTATGCGCTTGCCAAGCAAGTAGACACTAGCTTGATCCAATTGGGTCGTGCATTCAATGGTGCTACTGTCGGTACTAACGACTACGCAACAAGCAATACATCCACCAAAGCCTTTATTGGCGGTGATGGTACTACTGCTTACAACAGCACTACATCCAATGCTTCCGCATTGACTGATGCCGCTATCCGCAGAACCATTCAGCGTTTGGATGACAACGATACTCCTATGGACAATCGTTTCTTCATCATCCCACCCTCTTCACGCAACACTCTGATGGGCCTTGCCCGTTACACTGAGCAAGCGTTTGTGGGTACTGGTGATGCAATCCGCACTGGTGAAATTGGCAACCTGTATGGTATCCCTGTGTTTACATCTAGCAATGCTGATACTGGCGCAGGTAATACTGCCACTGATCGTATCTGCTTGATGGGTCACAAGGACTCTATGGTTCTAGTTGAGCAAATTGGTATCCGTTCACAAACTCAGTACAAGCAAGATTATCTTGCCACTTTGTTTACATCTGATACTTTGTACGGTGTTGCCGCACTTCGTGCAGCCGCTACTACTGGTGCAGCTAAGTCTTCTAGCGCATTTGCGTTAGCAGTTCCAGCCTAATAGTTGCCTTTTCCCCTCGCCTTAATCGGTGGGGGGATTTTTTACATCAAGGAGATTTATTATGGCAGCAGCAACAGCAGTCACAGCCCGTAGAGGGAATGACCAGTTCCGAGGTCTTTTTTCGGACACTTGGTCTGTAACAGCAACTTTAAACGCATCGTCTTTGGCTGATGGCGTTGGTGAGACAAACACCATTGCCGTCCCTGGCGTAGCTTTAGGCGATATCGTTATGAACATTAGTTTGGGTGTAGATGTCTCTGGCATCTCTATCACGCCTTATGTATCAGCAGCGGGTGTTGTCTCTATTCGTTTCCAAAACGAATCAGGCGGTACTTTGGACTTGGCAAGCACAACAATTAAGTGCGTTGTGGTTCGTTTGGTCTAATCTAAAGGGGGTTAATACCCCCCTTTTTTTGGAGTTTTTATGGCTACTTTTCGTTGTTTACAGTCTGGAACAATGGTTACTTTCACCTATCAACATGATATTGATAGCATGAGAGGTCATCAAGGATACGTTCTTGTTGAGGAAACTCCAAAGAAAGTTGAAGACAAACCCAAGTTTGGAAGACCAAAAAAAGAGGTTTCAAATGTCGGAAATTGATCCAAGAGAATTTGGTAAGCTAGAAGCCCAAGTTGAGGCTTTACAGGTAGAAGTTCAAGCACTTCGCCAAGATATTAAAACGCTTTTAGAAATGGCAAACAAATCTAAAGGTGGTTTTTTCGTTGGAATGGCTATCGCCTCTGTTATTGGCGGTGTCATTTCTTTTGTTGCAACCAAGCTAGTTCGATAAGGAAAAATCATGTACGGAAAATCACCCAAAATGTCTAGTCCAAAGATGCCTAAATCTGATAAAGGTATGCCTTTGTCAATAATGATTGCTGTTGGCAAGCCTAAAGCTATGCCTACCCGTGGTGGTCGCACAGCTACTAATATGATGAAAAAGTCTGGACGAGGTAAATAATGTCTTCTTTAACTGCTCCCGTTACGCTTCTTAGCTCTGTTACTGCTACAGGTGCTTCTAAAGCTGTTCAGGTAGATGCTGGTATGCCAGCCATTCTGCACGTTACAGGCATCACAACTGCTACTGTTGCCCTTCAAGGTAGTCTTGATGGCACAACATTTAGCACTGTTGGCACTGCTTTAACGGCTGATGGCTTTGTTACTTTGGCTAATGCTCCTAAATATTTGAGAGCCAATTGCACAGCGTATACATCTGGAACAATCATCGCAAAGATATTGTACTGATATGAAAACTAAAGCCCAAAAGAAGATTAGCAAAGTGATGACTGAGTTTGGCAAGGGCAAGTTGACTACCAATAAAAAGGTCGTTACTAACCCAAAACAGGCTATGGCTATTGCTTTGTCTGAGGCGGGTATGTCTAAACCAAAGGGTAAGAAATGAAACAAGGTCTCTACGCTAACATCAATGCCAAACAAGAACGAATCAAAGCAGGTTCTAAAGAGAAAATGCGTAAGGTTGGTTCTAAAGGCGCACCCACTGCGGCTGACTTTAAGGCTGCGGCTAAGACTGCTAAAAAGCCAAAATAATGAGCAAAACAGCCACACACTATTTACCTGATGGCAAGCTCTACAAAGGGCCTGTCCACAAAGAAGGTGGCGTTTTGATGACGGGTGTAAAACACACACCTACTAGCCGCAACCTAACACATACACCTCCTAAAAAGCCAAAGAAATGAAAACTCCCGCTTGGCAAAGAAAAGAAGGAAAATCTGCGTCAGGGGGCTTGAATGCTAAAGGCAGAGCATCGTATAATGCAGAAACAGGTGGCAATTTAAAACCACCCGTCAAATCGGGAGACAACCCTCGTAGGGCATCCTTTCTAGCACGAATGGGCAATATGCCTGGCGCTGAGATGAAAGATGGAAAGCCTACCCGACTTTTACTTTCTCTTAGAGCTTGGGGCGCAACGTCCAAGGAAGACGCTAAAGCTAAAGCCAAAGCGATCTCTAAGAGGAATAAATGAGAGCAGTTTCAGTCAGTTCAAACCCAACAGCTAACACGCTGACAACTTTGTACACAGTCCCGAAGGGGTACTACGCAAGGGTGGCTTTGATTCACGCTAACAATGCTACTGGCTCAAACAAGCACGTTACTTTTGATTGGGTTGACACTAGCGCAAGCGTTACTGTGAGCGTAATTTACCAATACACAATTGCTTCCAAAACCTCATTGTCATTTGGCTTGCCTTATTACTTTGTCATGGAAGAGGATGACATTTTGAAAGTAACAACTGAGTCAGGATCAACGATGGGAGTTGTTGCAACATTTGAAATTGAAGGGTCACAAAGAACATGACTTACCTAGAACTTGTTAATGACGTTCTCATTCGATTGCGTGAGTCATCAGTTACAACTGTTGGCGAAACAGCCTATTCTTCTTTGATTGGCAAGTTTGTCAATGATGCAAAACGTCAGATTGAAGATTCCTATAATTGGAATGTGCTGTCTCAGACAATTACAGTTACTACTGTTAGTGCCACAAGTTCTTACTCTTTAACAGGTGCGGGTCAGAAGTTTCGCATCAATGACGCTATTAACACTACCAGTGTTATTACTTTAGATAACACAACTACTGCGGATATGAACCGCAAGCTCAACTTTGGCACACCTTCACAGTCTATTCCTTCAGAGTTCTGCTTTAACGGGGTAGATGGTAGTGGCGACACAAAGATTGACTTGTTTCCCGTTCCTGATGGTGTTTATACACTGAAGTTTGATTTAACCATCCCACAGGCTAATCTGTCTGCTGATGGCACTTCAGTCAAGGTTTTGGACTACTTGGTGACTCAAAGTGCCTATGCCCGTGGTTTGATTGAACGTGGTGAAGATGGTGGCACTGCCTCTTCAGAGGCTTACGCCTTGTTTAGAGGGATGCTTTCTGACGCTATTGCATTGGAAAGCACTCGTTATCCTGAAGACAATTTCGTGGCGGTCTAATGGCAGCACAACTCCAAAGTTACAGTCTCTCAGCACCAGGCTTTTATGGCCTGAATACTGAAGATTCTCCCCTTGATTTAGGGGCTGGCTTTGCTTTAGTTGCAACTAACTGCATCTTGGATCAGTATGGTCGTATTGGTGCTAGAAAGGGCTACACGAGGGTTAACTCTTCCTCTGGTAATCTAGGTGCTAATGATGTGGGTGTTATCCATGAATTAGTGCAAAACGATGGAACTTTGACTGTCCTTTTTGCAGGTAACAACAAGCTATTCAAACTTGGTACTGCTAATGCTGTGACTGAGTTGACCTATGGTGGTGGCGGTACTGCTCCTACTATTACGGCATCTAACTGGCAAACTGCATCTTTGAATGGGATTGCATACTTCTTTCAAACAGGTCACGATCCATTGATCTATGATCCCGCTGTTAGCACAACAACATTTAGACGAGTCTCTGAGAAGTCGGGCTATGCAGGATCAGTTCCATCTGCAAACATTGCCATCTCAGCGTTTGGTCGCCTATGGGTGGCTAATACATCTTCTGACAAAGTAACTGTTACCTTCTCTGACCTGATTGCGGGTCATGTATGGTCTGGTGGTACTTCAGGAAATTTAGATGTTTCCCGTGTATGGCCTAATGGTGCAGATGAAGTAATGGGCTTGGCAGCGCACAATGATTTCTTGTTCATCTTTGGTAAACGACAGATTCTTGTCTATTCTGGTGCTTCTACTCCCGCTTCTTTGTTTCTGAGCGACACAATTGGCTCTATTGGATGTATTGCTAGAGATACCATTCAAAGCGTTGGCTCAGATGTTATTTTCTTGTCAGACTCAGGTGTTCGTTCATTGATGAGGACAATTCAAGAGAAGTCTGCTCCCCTGAGAGACTTGTCTAAGAATGTTCGTTTTGACCTAAATTCATCATTGCTTGGCGAAACATTGGCAAATCTGAAGTCTGTTTACTCAGAAAAAGAAGCCTTTTACCTACTTGTTCTACCCGCTACCTTTCAAGTTTATTGCTTTGACACAAAGCAGTCTTTGCAAGATGGTGCTTCACGGGTTACTAAGTGGGACTCTATTGCTCCAACTGCATTGAGGTCACTCAGAAATGGTGATTTGTACATTGGTAAAAATGGTTTCATTGGTAAGTATGGCGGTTACATAGATGACACAACAACGTACCGATTTGCGTACTACACCAACAATGCTGACCTTGGAAACCCAAATCAGATTTCTGTTTTAAAGACTATTTCAGCCATTGTGATTGGTGGCTCAAACCAGTTCTTAACAATTAATTGGGGTTTTGATTATTCAGGTGCTTATCAAGCACAAAATATCTATATTCCTACGCAAGTAAGTTATGAGTATGGAGTTGCTGAATATGGAACTGCTGAATACACAAGTGGTGTGCCAATTAAGACATTGAGAGCAAACGCATCTGGTGCGGGAAAGATTGTCCAGACAGGTTATGAGACAACCATTAACGGCACTCAGTTATCCCTTCAAAAGATTGAAATTCAAGCCAAAGACGGCAAGATAGCCTAAGGAGATTTATTTTGTCGAACTATACAAAAACCACTAACTTTGCGACTAAAGACAACTTATCGCCTGGCAATCCCTTAAAGATTGTCAAAGGCACTGAGATTGACACTGAGTACAACAATATCGCTACTGCTGTTGCGACTAAGACAGACAATGCTTCTGCCGCAATTACTGGCGGTTCAATTACTGGTATCACTGATCTAGCGGTTGCTGATGGCGGTACAGGTGCATCTACTGTGGCTGATGCTAGAACTAATTTAGGTTTAGGCACTATTGCCACACAAGCAGCCTCTAGCGTAGCGATTACAGGCGGTTCTGTAACGGGTATCACAGATATTACAGTAGCCGATGGTGGTACAGGTGCTTCAACAGCCGCCAATGCTCGTGCTAACTTAGGTTTGGTAATCGGAACAGATGTGCTTGCACCTAATGGGTCTGCGGCAAATTTAACTTCTTTCCCAACATTAAATCAAAATACAACAGGCAATGCGGCAACAGTCACAACAAACGCTAACCTTACTGGTGATGTGACTTCAGTAGGTAATGTCACAACTCTAACCAATGCACCTGTAATTGCAAAAGTCTTAACAGGCTATGTATCAGGTGCGGGAACTGTTTCGGCTACTGACTCAATCCTACAAGCTATCCAAAAGCTAAATGGTAATGATGCAACCAATGCCAACCTAACAGGGATGGTCACTTCTGTAGGTAATGCAACAACTGTTGTTACTAACGCCAATTTAACAGGTGCAGTTACTTCTAGCGGTAACGCAACATCTCTTGGTTCATTTAGTTCTGCTAATCTTTTGGCGGCTCTGACTGATGAAACAGGCACTGGTTCTGCTGTATTTGCAACTAATCCTGTTTTGGTAACTCCAAATTTAGGAACGCCCTCTGCTGCTGTTTTAACTTCAGCAACAGGCTTACCCTTGACCACAGGCGTAACAGGTACTCTTCCTATTGCCAATGGTGGTACAGGACAAACAAGCTACACAGATGGTCAACTGTTAATTGGTAATAGCACTGGTAACACGCTAACCAAAGCTACATTGACTGCGGGAACAAACATCACAATTACCAATGCTGCGGGTGCGATTACGATTGCGGCTGCTGGTGGCGGTGGATCAGGCGATGTTGTTGGCCCTGCATCTTCTACAGACAATGCTTTAGCCCGTTTTGACACAACCACAGGTAAGTTGCTTCAGAACTCTGTTGGCATCTTGAGTGATACAGGTGCTATTTCTGGTTTGACAGACATCTCTGCCTCTGGCTCTGTAACCCTCTCAGGAGGCACAGCCAACGGAGTAACCTTTCTCAATGGTTCAAAGGTTCTGACAAGTGGTTCTGCGCTTCAGTTTGATGGGTCAAGATTTTTTGTTGGAACTACTGCCGTTACAACTTCATCTAGCCAGTCTGGTGAAGTGTACAGCACAGGCTCTGCGGGCTTTATGTTTACAAACACAACAGCAGCAAACTATGCACTTTCTGTAAAGAACGAAGGAACAAGTGGAACTCGCAACCTGATTAACTTTTATGAAGGTACGGGTGGTGGAAGTGCAAGGGCTAATATCTCTTTAGATAGCTCAAACAATTTTGCAATTACTGCTTCTAACTCTTTAGTTTTTTCTCCATCATCCGCAGAAGGTATGCGCCTCACCTCAACAGGGTTGGGTATTGGTACAACTTCGCCTGTTACAAAATTGCAAGTTGGAACTGGAACAACTGCAATGCACATTGACCCTGTTGCTTCAGGGTTGTCAACCAACGTGTACTACAACGGCTCTGCTTTTGTAATGGACAGCGGTAGTGCAATGGGTTCGTTTTTCCAGCCGGGGAACGGTGACTTTGCTTTCAGACGCTTCACTACTTCAGCCGTTGGTTCGTATTCAATGTATATAGATACGTCAGGCAATGTAGGCATTGGTACAAGTTCGCCTAGCTTTCCTTTAGAAGTAGTTGGGGGTGCAAGAGCAACAACACTTTTAGTTCTTGATGGGGGTACGCCAACAACACCGAGCAACACTACGCCAACATTTTTTAGTCCATCCTCTGGCGTACTTGGGATTGTTACTAATGGTTCAGAACGAGCCAGAATAGACTCTAGCGGTAACTTGCTAGTGGGGACTACGAACACCAATCCGGGTGGTGCTGATATTAACGGAATTGCTCTTAGGCCCGGAAATTTCTCTGTTATATCAGCATTAGGCGCTACTCCACTAGGTATAAATAGAGGGACTGATGATGGAACTCTTATAAGCTTCTCTCAAGCGGGAAGCACCGAAGGCAGCATCTC